CCCAGAGCAAGCAGTTCACCCGTGCTCAACTCCCCATGATCTGACTGGCCACCTCGGTGGCTTGCTGGACGACCATCGCGTTGACGAACTTCGTCACCCGCGCGGTCGCTTCCTCGGCCGTCTCGGCGCTGGCCACCGAGGCGTTGACCCCGAACCGCACCCAGGCCTTCTCGCCGTCCACCGTCAACTCGTGAGTGACCCCGTACTCGATCCGGTCCCCGTCGCTGAGCATGTCGGCCGCAATGGCCCTACCCCGGGGCGCTCTTTGCGGCTCGGGTTCGCTTGCCGGCCGCACGACCGGTGCGCTCACGTTCGACTTCGCGATCCTCATCCTGCGTGGCTCCGTCACGACGCTTGACCACGTCCTCCCATGTCTCGACCCCGCCGCGGCCGGGGTTTCTCGGATTGCTGTAGACCTTCTGCCGGTCGTTCAGGTAGTTCCTGATCTTGTCCACGTCGGCCGGGCTGTAGAGGTAGACCTGCATCTGGCCGAACTGCACGGCCATGCTGGGGACATCGAGCAGGGTGCCGCGCTGGATCTTGCGAATCCACTGCGTGCTCACCCCCAACGTCTCGGCCACCTCGCGGGTGGTCAGGTACGCGATGCCGGTGTTGTCCTGGATCTGGGCCACGAACCGATGCACCGGAGTGTCGTGCTCGGGTACGACAGTCTTGGCGGTCTTCTTCGCCTTCTTCACGCTGGTCACTCCTCCACCACCTTGCTGAAGCGCACATACGGTGTTTTGGGCACCTCGCTGGTGTAGATGGCCACGACGCGGGCGTCGATGAGTTCCTCGGCCACCGCCTTCTCCAACTTGCGCCGGTTCAGCCGCAGGTCGCACAGCCGGTCGAAGACCGGGGCGGACAGCGCCTTGCGCAGGCCGGGCTCGTTGACCTCCAGGGTCTTGGACTCGACCAGGGTGGCCCGGTAGCCGTGCTGGCCGTCACCGACGTGCACGCTCTTGCGCCCGTCGGCGAGCATCAGGGCCACCAGCCGTTCCTGGGCAGCCGACAGCCGCGCGTCCAGGGCGGTCTTCTCGTCCTTGAGCGCGCGCACCTCGTCGGCTGCCAGGCCCAGGTGGTCGACGTCGCGACTCCGGGCGATCCGCAGTGTCATAGTGGCTCCTCTGACTATTACTCATTCAGCTGAGAACCACAGTATCCCGGCTAAGTGTCAGAGTGCAATAGCCTGTTGCAAAGCCTCCCGGCGCTCGGACGGTGAGCACTCTGCCAGGTCCTTGCGACGATGGGGGAAACGCGCGCGGAATACCTGCGCCCGGCCACCGAGCAGCCGCGCCGCCGCCTCCGCACCCGCCTCGCCGGCCTCATCTGCGTCGTAGGCGATGACCACCTGTGCCGGGTCGACCCGCTCCAGCAGCCGCAGCTGGGCCCGGGACAGCAGGTTGGAGAAGGTTGCGAACGCAACGGCTCCGACCTCCCAGGCCGCCATCGCGTCGGTGGCGCCCTCGACCAGCACGATGCGCGGGGCGGCCAGCGGGGCGAAGTTGAACAGCAGTTCGGTGGTCCGGACACCGACCGGGTAGCGATACTTTGCCCGCCGCCCGGTCAGGTCGCGGCGCACCACCCCCAGCACCTCGCCTGCCGGGCTGCGCAGGGGATAGGTGGCCGCGTCCTTGACCGCGTCGTAGCCCAACCGGAACCAGGAGACCGTCTGCGGCTCGAATCGGTCCAGCCAGTATGGACTGCTCCCGCCGGCGTCGTACTGGTCCAGCCAGGATTCCGGGTAGACCCGCCCGGCATCGGCCAGCGTGTCGCGCACCGAGTCCACCACCGTCTCTGCCGCCACGTCATCGAAGACCGCACCGCTGACCGTGCCGTGCGCGTGACAGCGGTAGCAGAACCACACGCCCTTGGCGACGTTCACGCTGGCCGAGGGATTGGCGTCCTGATGCACCGGGCAGGTGAATTTCCGCTCCCGCCCGTGGCCGGTGGACAGCGCCTGGGCCAGCGTGATGACGGTCAATCCGACCAGCCGCCCTCGCCCTGGCACATATCGCAGACCACCACGATGTGGTCACCGTCCGGGGTGCGACCGTCCCAGATCTGCCCGGTGCCCTCGCAGTCCGGGCACACCACCCAGGCCGGCTCGCTCATCCGAGCACCACCAGCACGTTGATGACGATGAACGCGATGGCGTAGAGGAGCCACAGCCAGTCCGGGGCGAAGGCATCGGGCTCGGGCCGGTAGTAGGTCGGCAGGCTCCAGCACGCCTCCAGGTCGGCGATCTCCTCAGCAGGGCACGAAGGCATCGCACACCTCGTCCCAGATCTGGCACTCGGTGAAGGCGACGCGCACGGTGCGGTACCAGATCTCGCCCAGCATGTCGTCGCGCGACAGCGCCAGCATCTGGTCGCTGACCGCCTGCCGGATGTGGAAGGTGTGCCCGTAGCGGTCCTGCTCGGGCAGCCAGCGCGCGGCGTCGACCCCGATCACCGTGGTGTATAGCTGGTCCTCGCGGCGCGAGGTCATCGACACCCGGTGGCCGAGCCAGGCGGCGACCCGCACCAGTTCCTCGGCCGTGGGCCTCAGAACCGCTTCTTGTTGATCGCGTTGTCCAGCCGGGCGTTGAGCATGTCGATCTGGCATTGGATACAGACCCCCGAGTGGCTGAACGGTTCGTGCAGGGTGGCCCCGTGCCCGCACTCCGGGCACGGGTGCGGCGGCGAGTCCGCGGACATGTCGCGCCGGCAGATGGTGACATAGACCCGACCGGCCATCACGGATCCCAACCGATCATGTTGATGGTGAACCACCACAGCGCCAGGGCGATCCAGACGCCGGTCATCAGTCCTGCTCCGCATCGTCGCTCAGCTGCTCGGCTGTTTCACGGGAAACCTCGTTGAAGTGCCCGCCGTCGGGCAGGAACCGCGACCAGAAGCTGACCTCGTTGGCGCCGTGCCGGTTCTTGGCGATCCCGTATTTCATCGCCGGCCCGGGCATCCGGCGCATGGTCACCACCACGTCCGCGTCCTGGCCGATCGCGTCGGACTGGGCCAGCTGGCGCAGGGTGGGCAGCGACTCGCCGCGGCCGCCCTCGCGGTTGATCTGCGACGCGGCCAGGATCGGTGTGCCGGTGATGATCGCCTGTTCCTTCAGCTGGTTGCTGATGGAGGCCATCATCCGCCAGTCGTCGATCGCGCGGGAGCCGCCGGGCAGACTCATCAGCCCCAGGTAGTCCACGATCACCAGGTCCACGCCCTCGGCGCCGGCCGCCACGGTGGCCGGGGTGACCGCCCCGGCCCCGGAGTCGACCACCTCCAGCTTGCCGCCCACCGAGTCGGCAATCGCGGCCATGGCCCGCTTGTAGGCGATCCGGTCCGCGGTGCGCTGGTGCAGTGCGGTATGGCTCAGGGTGATGCCCAGGTTCGCGGCCAGGATGACGTGCAGCCGGGAGACCACCTGCAGCACCGGCATCTCCAGGCTGTAGTAGCGCACGGTGAAGCCCTGGCTCACCGCGCAGCAGGCGGTGTAGGCCAGCGCCCAGGACTTGCCCACGCTGGTGCGCGCGGCGTAGACGCAGAAGTCCCCGGCCCGCATCCCGCCGGTGTGGGCCTGCAGGGCGGTCCAGGGGTAGGGCACCCCGACATCGCCGTCGGCATCGAGCATGTCGGCCACCACCGAGGACCGCACCGCGTCGGTCGCCGGCGTGGCGGCGGCACTGATCCGCACCGAGTTCATCGTGACCATCGCCGACTCGGTGTCGCCGGCGGCGAGGTGGTCGGCGGCGGAGAGCACCGCGGCCTTGACGGTGCGCTGGTTGGAGCGCTCGATCACCTGGTCGGCGGTGAAGGCCACCTCGGTGGCCCGCTCGCGGTAGGGAAAGTCCGGGAACACGGTCAGCAGCGAGTCCGCGGACGGCAGGTCGTGATAGGTGCGCAGGTAGCGGCCCAGCCACTCCCACTCGGAGCGGTAGCCGACGAAATGCTCGGGGTCGATGCCGCGCCCGGTGGCCGCCCCCCAGTCCCCGGTGTTGATCACCGAACTGATCAGCAGAGCTTCTGGGGTCGGCAGGCGCACGACACCGTTCTACCCTGCTTTCTCGATCAACACAATAATGGCAACCACTGAACTCTATTGGGCATGAGTGGGCGCCGGATGACAGTGGGGCTGGGTGGATGTCCGGCAGGCAAGACCCTCATGATGACCCCTGGTGATGACGTCGGGAAGGCACCCCGGTGTGTCGCGGTAGTTGCTTACTCACGATGTTCGGGCGGGTAGCCGGCGGCCCGCAGCGCCAGGAATCGCATCGTCAACTTGCGCCGCCGGCAGGCGCTCGCGTATCGCACGAACCACACCATTTGTCGCTCGTCGTCGTAGAGGTCCGCGACCGCATCCAGCACGTCGGGCGGCAGCCTCGATGCCGCGCGAACCTCATCGAGGGTCTTCATGTAAAGATTCTGTCTCACAGCGCGCCGTGGGTAGGCCGCTGAGGAGCGTGGGGGCGGCGGAGGGCCGGGGGGACCGCAGCGTCGCCCCCACACTCGACTATCGGGTCACCCGGGAGGAATGGGCCACCCACCCAACCAGGCTAATGAGCCATGGTGTGCACCAGTTGTTCGCCGCGCTGGCGGCACCACAGAGCCCGGCGCTCATCAGAACACTGCGACATCTTGTCCTGATCAAGGCCGGGCTCTAGGTTGCTCCTAGGCGTTAGCGCGCCTGAGCAAGCGGACTGACCTCCGCTGCCGAGAGCGTATCCATCTCCTCTTGCCAGCGGCAAGGCCCTGGAGGGGACATGGGATACAGCCACCACACCTGGACCAAGCGGCTGATCGCTGCACACCTGGCGCCGGCCCGCACGGTGGTGCTGCTCGCGCTCAGCACCTTCGCCGACTTCGACACCGGTGAGAACGCCCGGCCGGGCAATCAGCACCTCATGGAGATGACTGGCGTCTCGCACGCCACAGTGGATCGAGCCATCGCTGACGGCATCCAGCGCCGCCTCATCGTCAGGACCTCACCAGGCAGGGGCAGGAGCGCCGCAACGTTCGCACTGAATAGCACCTCACCAGTGAGGCTCAAAATCACTCGGAATAGCGCCTCACCTAGCACCTCACCAGTGAGGCCCCACCTACTTACCAAAGAGCAGAAAAAGAAGAACCTCACCGAGCACCTTGCTGCGATAGAGCAGGAGCACCTGAAGCTGATGCAGGAGAAAATGCAGCAAGGCCGTGAACTGGTAGCGCGGCGCAAGGCGAAGGCTGCGGCCAAGAAATCATTCCTCCGTGGCGATCTTCGAGTGAGCGACGAAGGAGCGAACGAGGAGTATCAAGAAGCCAGAACGGAAGCTGTGAGCTTGCCATGAGTATTCAATGTGACAGTGTCAGGGTCTGCCTGCAGTGCGGCTTCCAGATCGGCATCGGCAGCTACTGCGACAAGGTCAAGGTCCGGCAGAAGAACGGCCGGATCATCACCCGCTACCTGCACGGTGGTCCGTGCACGATGGCCTTCCGACTGGTGCCGGGTAACCCGGACCCGCTGCGCCAGATCCACCGCTCAGTGCACCAGCAGCAGCGCCACCGCCACCAGGGTGAGCAGGATGAAGAAGCCGACGATGAGGTTGCGCTTGCGGCCCTCGCGCATCAGTCGTAGTCCTTGTAGTCGAAGTCACCGTCGTCGCCGTCGTCACCGTCGTCTCGGCGACGGTGCTTGCCTAAGCCCTCGTCGTCCGAGTCGTCGGGCTCGTGCGGTTCGAGCATCAGTGCGACCACGAGCATGGCGACGCCGCCGAGGAACAGGCCGGCGGCCAGGATGCGGGTGCGTTCGGCTTCGGGCAGGAACTCGGCGATAATGCCACCGGCCATGCAGATGGCAGACAGCACGATGAGTCGCCCTCGTGCTGCCCACCGCTTCATGGGCCGATTGTCTAATTACGGTGGCTTCACCAAGAGAACGCGCGCCAGTACGCGCTGGTGATCTTCACGTTGTCCTTGGTGGCGGACACCAGGATGCGCAGGTTGGTCTTCTTGGACACCGAGCCGAGCATGGCGAACTGCAAGTCTGAAGCACCGGTGGTGCCGCGGATCTCACCGATTGGGTACTTGGCCAGTTCCTTGCCGTTGCGGTCCAGGGTCTGCACTCGCCAGTACATGTTGTAGTCGTTGGGCAGGGCGTCGAAGTACAGCCAGGCGCTCATCGAGAACAGCGTGGCCGCGTCGGGCAGCGACAGGCTCGCCCCGCCGGTGGCGGCCAGCGCCTCGTCCCAGCCCACGCAGTACCAGGTGCCGGCCTTGGCCAGCGTGGTGACCTGGCCTTTCTTGTTGTACAGGTAGGTCTGCTTGGGCATGTCGTCCTCCGTCGGTGTAGATGCCCCCTTGCCGGTGAAGACCTCAGCGATCTTGCGGGCCTCGGTCGGGTCGTCGGCCCACTTGCGGTAGAAGCTGAGGTGGACGTGCCACAGGTGGCTGTCGTCGCTGGTGATCCAGTTGCCGGTGCGCACGTCGCGCCCGGTCACGTCGTAGCCGTTGGTGGTGCCGTAGAACTCCCGCAGCGCGTGCAGGCGGCCATCGCCGGCGTCCACAGCCGCGATGAGGCGCTTGGTGACCGCCTTCATGTCCGAGTCGTTCATCGTGACGTCCAGGGCGCTGGCGGCCTCACCAGGGCCCGCCTTGTCGTCGGCCTGCTGGCAGGAGTAGTCCGAGGAGGAGATGTAGTTGCGCCCGCGGTGGTAGCCGTAGGTGTGCGCGGAGTCGCCGACGATGCCGGACAGCTGGGCATTGGGCATCGCCGCGTCGATGGCGTCCCAGCAGGCCTGGGGGCCCTTGCCGGCGTACTCGGTCATTTCCGGTCGAGGTGGCTCTGCGGCTGGTCCCCGGTGGTCACCACGCCGGTGTCACGATGCTCGGCCTCGGGCTCGTGGCCGGTCCGCCAGGCATCCGGGTCTTCTTCGACCGGCTCGACCGGCCAGTCCTCTGGATCGCTCGATGAGCGCTGTGTGGTCATGGCTCCAGTCTGGACCGCGCGCCCGCGATTGGGTCAGCATGAGCCTGTGCAAGCGCGGATGCCCTACCAGGAGTACCTGGCCCGGCTGGAGCGCCTGGGTGGCCGGCGCCTGATCCGCGGCACCAGGAAGTGCGCCTTCGTTCGGCACCGGGCCAGGATCTGCCCGGTCTGCACGGCGCCGATCCGTATCGGTCAGCTGCTCTATGTGGACAATGACACCTGGGGCCGACACATCAGACACGCGATGTGCGAGGGGGGCTATGCCGGACTTCCCGCTGTTCGCCGACGTGCGCATCATCGGCGAGACGCCCTACCTGCTGATCCAGTTCACCCCTGACACCGACGGGGTGGCACTCGAACTGTTCTCCTCCGGGCTGGAGATCGAGCAGACCCGGGCCGGCTACATCACCGCGCTGCAGCAGGTGCTCGACGTGCTGGAAGGGCCCAAATGGCATAGTGAGCAATAGTGTGATAGACTTATGTCACTCGATCGCAGCCGCCCGACGAGAAGCACCGCATAGGCGTGCCGTACGGGGTCCATACCTCGTACTTACTGGCAGTTAGCCGATTCAGATCAGCCGACGTCCTTCATTGGGCGCCGGCTTTTCTGGGTGAGAGGGCCATTGCTATGCGCGGGGGGCGCAGCGATGGCCCTTTCCCTTGTTTTCTGTACCTTTATGTGGTATAGTGGAACACAGTGAAGGGGGAATACCCCCTGCCCACAGGAAGGAGGTGCCATGAGCATCCCGAACCCGCGTAGCAGGGCCGGCAAGATAATCGTCTCGACCATCGAGACCGTTATCGACGGCCTCGCGCGATGACAAAGCCGCCTACGGGCGGCTTTCGTCGTTTCTGGACGCTCTGGAGTTGCATAGTGACAGCTAGTAGTGTATAGTGGATGTTAGTGCAGCAAGGAACCTGCACACCAATCAAGGAGGACTCACATGTCCGAGAACACCATCCAGATCACTCCCGTGCCCGATGACACGGAGTCGACCACCGAGGACCACGACGGTTGGGCGAAGCGCGCCGGCGCTCGGATCAAGGCAATCCCCGAGGGGATCATGCGTGACACCGACGGCCGACGCGAGAACGCCGCAGTCGTGTGCCTCGCCACCGGCGGGTTCGCCCTAGCGGGCCCCCCCGGTGCAGCGGCCGGCGCCGGCATCGGAGTCGGGATGAAGATGGCCAGCAACCGCTCCAGGCGGGAAGCTGAGTAATCCGACACTGAGCACTACCGACAGAGCAGCCCCGCCGATTCAGCTGAACGGCGGGGCTGCTTTTTGTCGTTTTCATGATCAAACTGTGGTATAGTGGAACACAGTGAGGCAGGAGAGCCCTGCCGATCAACCAAAGGAGAATCCAATGCGATGCAGGAACAAGGATGACAAGTGCGACGACTGCAACGTCTGCGTCATCTGCAAGAACCCGGACCACGATGCCGAGCACTACGTGGTTCACAACGAACTGTGGCCCGAAGGGGTCCGAGTGTTGTGTGTCGGGTGCTTGGAGACACGACTCGGGCGTCAGTTGGTCGCCGATGATTTCACCGACTGCCCGCTCAACGATCCCAAGGTCAAGTACGGAGGCCGCTACGCATGGACGTGGCGCTCCGAGCGGCTGCAGGACCGCCTCGCCGGCGTCACGGTCACCCCGTGGGACGGCAGCGAGTACCTGTACTGAACGTCGCACCAGAGAGGCCCCGCTTCGGCGGGGCCTTTCTGTGTTATTGCGGTAACACTGCATAGTGTGCTACCATGGAGATGTTCCCGCCCACAGGGGAGGGGGCCGCATGCCCGGAGATACCGGGCTGCAGCATGCAAGGAGAGCCGATGAAGATTCCGAAGAAGGCATGGAAGGAGTTGCTCCGCCGCCACGACGCCCTCACCGAGCGCGTCACGGAACTGGAGCGTGAGACGAACGCGTTGCGCAAGTCCTTCCGACTTGTGCTGGAGAGTCTGCCCACGCAGGACTTGGTCCGTGTGCAGCAGAACTTCGACACCCATGCCGAGCAGGCGCTGGACGCCGTCGCAGACGACACCGCCAGCGTCGAACGAATCCATTGACACCCAGAGGGGGTCACCGATACCACGGTGGCCCCCTCTTGCTATTTCCGAAGGAGGAGGAGACCGGCTGATGACCGACCAGTACACCGTCATGCACGTGGCCTACGGCCTGCTTGGCGACGGGCAGGGCGGCGAGTGGGACCACAACCAGGAGTACACCCGTGCCATTGCCGAGATGGTGCGCGACCTGATCGGCAGCCTTCCGGCTGACGAGGACGACGCCCTCAACGTGCTGCACCGCATTCGCGAGTACGTCGAGAACGAGGAGCAAGACGAATTCCGGTCATCGTACTGGCAGGACGACACCCACCCACTGCTGGCCGGAATGCTGCTCGGTGTGCTGATGCGTAAGGGCATCGACGCCGAGCCCGTCATGGATGGTAGGGGCAACTACAGCGACGTCATGTCGATCAGGATGCCCTACTTCGTGAACGGTATACAGCGCGAGGTAACAGTCCGGGTGCTGCCATGACCGCGCGGCCTTACATGCCAGGAGTCCCTGCCGCCGGCCACGTCACCGGCCAGGGGTTCTGGCACCCAGGTGCCATCGAGGGGTGTGTCAAGTGCACACCTAAGAAGGAACCGTCAATCACCTGCCCGGAGTGCGGGCGGACCAGCTACAACCGACACGACATTGCCCAGGGGTACTGCGGCAACTGTCATGCCTGGACCAGCAAACCCAACCAAGGAGAACACCAGTGAGTCCACAACTGTTCGAGTTCGACACCGAAGCCCATCTGTGGGAGCACCTGCTGCAGATCGAGGACTTCAAGAACGCGGTAGACATCGCTCACCGCATCCTCGGCGACGCCCCGATCTACACCCAGGTGCGGGCCGAGATGATTTCCACCGACCAGATCGAGCCGCATGTGGTGCCCAGCTGGGGCAAGGCCGAGCACCGGTACCGCAAGCGGACCGGAATGCAGAAGGTGCAGATCATCGAGTCCACCGGAGGTCTGCTGTGAGCGACAACGAGACCGCGGCGATGGACGTGCTGGAGGCCTGCGCCGACGCACTGCTGACTTCTGCCGCACTGTGCCTCTTGCTGGAGGACCCCAGCATCCGCGCCGTGGACATCAACGAGGCGCGTGATCTGGCGGTCAAGATGCTGAACCAGATCATCGGGCAGACCATCGCGGAAGGACCGAGGCCTCGACTCGGCGAGATACCGCAGCCGATGTGCTTCGGGTGTGGCAAACGGCCCGAGGAGATCCGCGAGTTCATCCGGGCCGGCGAGGAAGCCGACCTGACGCCCACCGAGTACGTCCTCGCCCAGGAAGGCACGCTCAACCGGCGCAACGGGCACTTCATGTGCACCGAGTGCTGGGTCAGGTCGGGCAAGCCGTCCACCTCTGGAGGGTGGGTGGCGCCATGAGCCGCGTCGTGCACCTGGTCCCGATTCTGGTCTCGGCTGCGCCTCCAGCAACCCCGGGCAACATGTTCTCGGCCTGCGGGATCACCGTCTTCCCCGGCGAGACCGAGCGCATCGCCACGTCGGTGGAAACGGTGACCTGCGAGTCGTGCAAGCGCACGGTGGCCTACACGGTGGCCCGACGAAAGGAAAACCGATGAGGTATCGCATCACGGTGCGCGGCGACGGCGTCGAACTGCGTGGCTTCATGGACGCCGAGCCGAAGGACTTCTACGCCTTCGCCGAAGCGATGGAGCCCTACGGCCTGGTCGTCGGCAGCCCTGCCGATGACGACTACAACCCGTTCGTGGAGCCAGGAGCAACTGGTTGGGGACGTCGTGCCGCCAGTGAGGAAGGAGAGCTATGACCGTTATGGAGCAGGAGAACGCCGGCCAACGGCTCGCGCAGTGGATGGAGCACAACGACTGGACGCCGCGGATGCTGGCCGACCGCCTCGGGGTGACGGCTGCCTACGTCCGGATGTTGTGCGACGGGACCAGGGATCGGCCGTCGGATGCGGTAGCCGAGCAACTGGCTCACATCACCGAAGACGAGCCGGACTACTGGGTGCGCCAGTTCGGCTTTTCCAGGATCAGCAAACGAGGACGAAGGGGAGCTATGACCGACCTGACCAAGCTGGAGTTCGCCGCCACCGCCGAGGAGCACATCAAGACGGCCGAACGACTGACCGACAACGCCGGCGCGATAGGCAACACCGAGCAGGTGCTGGCCGCTGCAACCCTGGCCATTGCCCACGCCCAGATCGCGCAGGCGATCATGACCAGGTCCAGGGGGATGTTCTGATGACCGGCTTCATCCCGATCAGCGGTGATGACGGCATGGACAAGATGTTCGAGTGGATGCAGGCCTCGGCCGGCGCCGCCAGCGCTGCGCTGGCACCCGAGCAGAAAGCCATCAGCTGGGGCGACTACTGGCTACGGATCTTCGAGTTCCAGGACAGCATCGGGGAGCCGTCGTTGGTGGTCGGCTTCGGCCGGGTGCTGACGCTCAAGGAGATCCAGGACGCCGAGGACCCGGAGACCGTGCGGCAGGTGATCGCCAACCACGAGCGCGACTACCTGTTCTGCGACGTCTTCTCCGAGATCGTGCCGCGTGGCGAACTCGGCGACGTGCATCGCTTCAACATGTGGCCGATTACCGAGGAGCAGTTCGAGATCGCCAAGGCACACGACTGGCACGCCACCGATCCTGCGGTAGCGCCCTGGGTCTGGGAATTGGTCGCGGCACTCAAGGTGCAGCACATCAGGCACAACGCCGAGTTGCCGCCCGTACCGGAGGAGTTCCGATGACGCTGTTCACTCTGTTCATCGTCGGACTGCTGTTCCCGTTCGTGCTCATTTTCGGCGGGTTCGCAGTCCTTTTGGTGTTTCCGCTCTACATCGGCGGACGCGCGCTCTACCCGTACTTCATGAAGATCGAGGCCAAACACCGCCGCGGCATGCTGATCGGGGCGATGTGGGGCCTCTCGTTCTGGTTCTGGTACGCGCTGGTGAAGGCGTGACCGAGAACCCGAGCGCGGACGAACGGGCCTGGCAGCGCATGGTCGCGTTGCCGGGCAACGAGTTCGAGTTCCAGATCGGCCGCGGCGACGAGGTCATCAACCGCGACGGCACCGAGCACGGGCTCTCCGAGGCAGCGTTGGACGCGCTGCACCGACACCTGATGGTCTACATCGGCACCCGGCTGTTCCGCCACTACGAGCAGACCCGCAAATCAGCGCAGTCGGTCCGAGTCGTGATTGCGGTGCATGTCGATGACCTGGCGCCGTCCACGTTCAACGACGACAACAGCCACCTTCGGGTGGACGACGACCACCAGCCATAAAGGAGAGCAGTGAGCTACACCGAAGTACAGATCATCCACGGTGACATCGAGTCCGCGGAGGAGATGGCCGGCCTGGAAGCCGTGCACAAGGCTGCCCAGCCGTTCTGGCAGCGCACGCACGGCACCAACGACACCACCACGCTGGTCATCACCCCGGACGGGCTGCGTCCGGTGCTCGGTGCGATCAGCGCGAATCGTCGTGCCTGGTGGAAGGTGACCGTCACCTCCGGGGCGGTGGCCCTGTGAACATCGGGCTACTTATCTTCCTCGTGCTCATCGTGGCCGTGGTCGCCGGCGTGACGCTGTGGATGCATTACTACCGGCACGTCTGGGCCGCACGCCGGGCCCACAAGCAGGAGACGGAGAACGAGGAGATCCGCTTCTGGACATCACTGCGTGTCGACGTCCGTCGATACGACGCTAGGCACCGAAAGGAGAACACGAATGGCAACCGTTCGTGAGGTCGACAAGTGGAGGAAGCAGGCCGAGGACAACATGGCGCTCGCCATGCGAGTGCTCTCGGCACTGATGTGGGCAGCGAAGGAACTGGTATCGCTGCAGTCGATCCACGTGGCTGATGACTTCAGCCACTGTGTGATCTGCAAGGTGGAGTTCCCGTGCCCGACCGCGGAGCGGATCAAGTCCATGGCCCAGGTCTTTGACCGTGCGCAGCGGGAGGCCCCCAATGGCGACGCCTAGGAATAAGGTGGCCGATGACCCGTATACGGCCACCGCCAAGGACGTGAAGAAGGCCAGCAAGGAGTGGGACGACGCTGTCCTGGACTGCCGGCTGCTCGGGCACTCCTGGCAGGGACTGGACGCCCAGCACGTCAAGAAGTACCGCTACTGGTACCGGACCTTCCGCTGCACCCGAAAATGCGGCTGCATCAGGTGGGAGGAGTTGTCTGACCGCACCGGCCTGGTGTTCGGCAAAGGGATGATCTATCCCACCGACGAGTACGGCAAGAACACCTACCTGATGCCCAAGGGCACCGGTCGGATCACCGGTGAACTGCGCGGTGTCCTGCGGCTGGAAGCACTGCGCCGGATGGACTTCGTGGAAGTCACCGGCGAGGACGCGGAGAGCCACCCGCACTCCTCACACACGGTCATCGCCCTGCAGAACGAAGGGCTGTGGCCGCAGTGAAGATCGTATTCAAGAACAACGGCAAGCCGGTCTCTGCCTGTCACCAGACGGAGATCGGCATTCAGCGCGAGGTGCACGACACCGTCGTCTACGAGGCCAGGAAATTCGTAGACGGCGTGCTCTATGTCCAGTTCACCAAGGTCTACGAGGGCGAGGCGGACGCCTACGAGGTGACCTGCACCGAGTGCAACGAACCACTCGATGACGACATCGAGGTAGAAGAAGCATGAAGATCGAAATCACCAACACCTACGCCAATCGGGAGAACACCACCGTCATCACGGTGGACGATCCGGACGACATCACCGCGGACTGGTGGCAGGACGAGGTCTTCCCACATACCGGTGACGGGCGCGGACAACGCGAGCCGGCCTGGTACGAGGCGGAGATCCTCGAAGCGCAGAACCCCCACCACGTCGGCCTGACGTGGGACTGGGGCGGTTGATCACTACAAAACTCTAAAGGAGGGCGGATGAAGGCACCCCAAGACCCGTTCCAGGGCGAGGAGTGGGACACCTACGTCCGGGCTGTCATCGACGGACCGGAGGCGCTCACCCAGATGATCTACACCTCGGCGGTGGGCATCAGCCTGGTGCCCGAAGACGTCGCTGAGGTGGACGTGAAGTTCGCTATCGAGTTGGGCTTCATGATCATGTTCGACAAACCGATCATTGCCATCGTGCTGCCCGGCTCACATGTGCCGGACAAGCTGCGACTGGTAGCCGACCAGATCATCGAAGCCGATCTGAACACCGAGCGGGGCAGCGCCAAGGTGACCGCTGCGCTGAAGAAGGCTCTCAACGAGATGAAGGAAGGAGACTCAGATGGCGATTGAACTGGTCAGACAGGTCTGGTGTGACCAGTGCCTGCGCGAGGACAAGAAGAAGGTGACTGGCATCGAGGCGGTAGCCACCCTGAGCCAGCACGGGCGGCTGATCCAGTTCGACGGTTGCCCCAAGCACGACAACCCTCGCATCACCGAGGTGTCGGCGTACGGCTACGCGGTGGAACCGACCAGGTCAGACCCGCGCAAGCAGAGCGAGAAGACGCGGGCGGCTGTCAAGACCGGCAAGCCGCTGGTGCAGTGCTCGGTCTGCGACAAGCAGATTTCTGCCGGCGCCGGCGCGGCACTGCACGGCAACGCCCACTCCCGCAAGGGTGAGGGCAACGCCACCTTTATCCCGGTGGTGGAGTGATGGGCAAACTGTCCCAGGCGCAGCAGGACGCCAGCACGCTGCACGTCATCAGGATGCTGCTCACCTTCCTGGAGGAGAACGGTGAGCGTGAGGTGGAGATCAGCGCGGTCCGGGCCGTCCTGGACGGTGCGATATCCGACGTCGTCATCTCAGCGATTGCCTGGGATGCAAGGCGATGACCTACCTGGATGCGCACTACGCGCGGATGCGGCTGGCCGAGGATCTGAGCAGCCCGCGCTACCGGCTCTACCTGGACGGGTTCGTGCACAACACACCCAACTACGTCGGTTTCCCGGAAGGAGATAACGCGGCGTACCTGACCACCATGCTGCAACGAGCCGAGACCTTCACCATGAGCCCGAACATGATGTCTCTGGTGTTGGCCACCGCGGCAGAC